GAAATATATTAGCAGCATTATTTTTAGATTCTAATTATGACTATTTATTATTTGTTGATGCAGACGTTCAATTTGAACCAGATGCAGTAGCAAGAATGTTAGTAACTAAGAAAGATTATATATGTACTCCTTATAGAAAAAAGACAGAAGATATTTCTGTTAAATATTCTGTAGCCTTTGAAGATAAGAATAATATTAATGTGGAACCCTTTGGCATTGCCAAAATAGCTAAAGGCCCTGCTGGATTAACATTGATTCATCGTAGAGTCTTTGAAAAATTAATGAAGCTTCATCCAGATTTAAAAATAAAACATTTTAATGGTATTCCAAAAGAGGTAGGGGACAAATATTTATTTAACTTCTTTGATACAGACTTCGATCCAAAGATTGGTTTATGGGAAGGAGAAGATGTTAGGTTTTGCAATCTAACTAAAGCAGCTGGCTTTGATATGTGGGCTAATTTAAATTCAGAAGTAGTGCACTATGGAACATATGGTTATGCTGGTAAGTTTGGAGACTCTCTAACTAAAAAAAAGAATGGCTCGGGTTTATAAAATCTATGGTCCACCTGGTACAGGGAAAACCTTTAGACTAATTAGAAGAGCTCAGGCCTATCGTAGGCGCGGAATACCTTATCATAAAATAGGGTACTTTGCTTTTACACGAAAAGCTGCAGGGGAGGCACGTTCTAGGATAGGTGTATCTGAAAAAGATGTACCTTATTTTCAAACTTTACATGCCTTTGGTTTTCATCTCTTAGGATTGAAAGAAGAAAACATAATGCAACCCTATCATTATGAAGAGCTCGGAAAAAAATTAGGAATAAGAGTTAATTTCTCTGATGCCTACAACGAGGAAGAGACTCATTTTTTAACCTGTAATAATCCCTACTTCCAATTAATTGGAAAAGCAATAAATAGAAACACTTCAGTGAGAGCTGAGTTTGATCGTAATGAACATGATCGCAAAGACATAGAGTGGACTACCTTAAGAAATATAGAGGTGAACCTCATAGAATATAAAGAGAAGAATAAGTTAAGAGACTTTAATGACATCATCAAGGATGTTATTAAATTAAAAGATACCCCTCAATTCCCTACATTCGAAGCCGTCTTTATTGATGAAGCCCAAGACCTATCCCCATTACAATGGAAACTTTATGATGTACTCAAAGAAAAAACTCAAGATATGTATTTAGCTGGTGATGATGATCAAGCTATCTTCGCCTGGGCTGGTGCTGATGTAAATAGATTTATAAACGAGCCGGCTCAAGAAAAAGTATTAAGATATTCTAGACGTGTCTCCAAAGCTGTGCAGGAACAATCCCAAATAATAGTGGGTCGGATATCAGGCATCAGGAAACATAAAGATTACTTCCCTAGAGCGCAAGAGGGTCTTGCGTCTCATATCTCTCATCTAGGACAAGTAGACCTTACACAAGGTAAGTGGTTAATCTTAAGCAGAACAAAAAATAATTTATTAAAAATAATGGAGGAGCTTCGAAGAAAAGGTTTATATTACCAGAGTAATAAAGGAAAAAGTTTTAAGGTCAGTCTCTATAAAGCAGCAGTGTCTTATACTAACTGGCGCTTTGATGAAAAACTTGAAGCAAAAGATATTGCAGACATAAGAGAATTCACCCCTGCAGGGGAATGGGATGTAAAAAAAGAATGGTACGAAGCATTCACGCAGGCTAGTCAGGAAGATAGTTTATATATTAGAAATTTATTATCTAACAATGAAAAATTAAATGAGAACGCTAGAATATTTGTTTCCACAATTCATGCCGCAAAAGGTGGAGAAGAAGATAACGTAATTTTGTCCTTACATCAAGGAAGAAAAGTTCAGAGGGGAATTGCATTAAGCATTGACAAACAAGATGAGGAGCATAGAGTGTGGTATGTGGGAAGTACGAGAGCAAGAATTAATTTATATAAACTAGTTTCGAAAGTACACCGAAAGGAATATACGTTATGAGTGACGCTTACAAGAAACAGATTGGTGGTGATCACTATCAATCGATGAAGATTCAACCCTCAGAATTTATTAATAAAAATAATATTCCCTTTGCAGAAGGGAACGCCATAAAATATTTATGTCGTCATAAACAGAAGGGGCAGAAACAAGATTTAGAGAAGGCTATTCATTATTGTCAAATGGCTATTGAAAGGGACTATGAATGAAAATACCTCCTTACTTATTACAAACTGAATGGGTAGCACCCAATGAGTACCCAGACCTCCGCAACTATCCAGAAATTGCAATCGACTTAGAAACTAAAGACCCGGAATTAAAAACAAAAGGAACCGCTGCTGTTACAGGCAACGGTGATGTAGTTGGAATAGCTGTCGCTGTAGAAACAGGCTCTTGGTATTTTCCTATTGCACATGCAGAAGGACCCAACTCAGATAGAAAAAAAACTTTAGAATGGTTAAAAGATATCTTAGATTCACCAGCTACTAAAATATTTCACAATGCAATGTATGACGTATCTTGGATACGTAGTTTAGGCTTAAAAATCAATGGTTTAATAGTAGATACAATGATTGCAGCCTCACTTCTAGATGAAAATAGGTACTCTTTTACACTTAATACTTTGTCCTGGGTATACTTAGATAAAGGTAAAAATGAAACTGCATTAATTAATGCAGCGAAAGAAAGAGGACTCGATGCTAAAAAAGATATGTGGCAACTGCCAGCGTTAGTAGTAGGTGCCTATGCAGAGAAAGATGCTCAGTTAACATTTGAGTTATGGCAACGTGTAAAAAAATTAATAATAGAAGAAGACTTACAAAAGATATTTAATCTAGAGACTGATCTTTTTCCTTGTCTGGTCGACATGAAATTTCTTGGAGTGAGAGTGGACGTTGAAAAAGCTCATACACTGAAGACACGGCTAGCATCACAAGAAGAAAAGTTAGTCCAAGAAATAAAAAAAGAAACAGGAGAAGAGCCTCAAATATGGGCAGCAAGATCGATCGCCAAAGTTTTTCAAAAACTTCACCTACCTTATGACCGTACTGAAAAGACTGACTCTCCTTCATTTACAAAAAATTTCCTTTCCTCTCATGAGCATCCTGTGGTTCGCATGATAGCAGAGGCAAGAAAAATAAACAAGGTCCGTACAACTTTTATTGATACAATCTTAGAACACGAACACAAAGGTAGAATACATGCAGATATAAATCAGATTAGATCTGATCAAGGAGGAACAGTCACAGGAAGATTCTCTTATTCTAATCCAAACCTACAACAAATTCCAGCACGGGATCCAGAGACAGGACCTTTAATAAGAAGTTTATTTATTCCAGAAGAAGGACACAGGTGGGGATGTTTTGACTACTCACAACAAGAGCCGAGACTGGTTGCACACTATGCTTTAAAATTTGGATTACCTTCTGTTAATCAAATTGCAGATTCATATGATACAGATCCAGCAACAGACTTTCATCAAATCGTAGCTGACATGGCAGAGATACCACGACTACAGGCTAAGACAATTAATCTTGGTTTGTTTTATGGTATGGGTAAAGCTAAACTACAGGCTGAGCTTGGAGTATCAAAAGTAAAAGCCACTGAGTTATCGGATAGATATCATTCACGAGTTCCATTTGTAAAACAACTCATGAATACGTTAATGAATATTGCGTCTACCAAGGGACAAATTAAAACTTTATTAGGAAGACGTTGTAGATTTCCCAGGTATGAACCTATCTTAAGAGGAATAGATTGGGGTAAATTTGTACCGGCAGAGGACAAAGAAAGAATGTTGGAACTGCAGGCAATGGGGCCTCATTTAATTGATGAAGAAGGGGAAATAATAAAAGATAAAGATAATAAACCCAAAAAAAATTATTGGCATCAAAATACTTCGCGAAGAGCGTTCACTTATAAATCTTTAAATAGACTCATTCAAGGATCAGCTGCTGATATGACAAAGAAAGCTATGTTAGATTTATGGAAAGAAGGCATTGTCTCTCACATTCAAATTCACGATGAGCTAGACATTTCTATTAAAGACGAAGCTCAGGCTAAAAAAATAAAAGAAATTATGGAGAGTGCTGTTGAGTTAGAAATTCCTAATAAGGTTGATTATGAATCAGGACCAAGTTGGGGAGAAATAGAATAATTCCTTGTAAAATGGGCGTTGTTTTATGATTAAAATATAGATATAATAAGAGAAAAATAAGGAGAAAACTTATGAACAAAATAAAACAAGTATGGGCATTAGCACAAGCTAATCCGAAGATAGCTACCGCTGCTGTGGTAGTAATCATTGCCATATATTTTTTAGTAAACTAGGAACTGTATGACCCATGGCCTATCTAAATGCAAACATCCCTGTGCTCTATTCACAGATCAGGAGAGAATATCTTTATGATCTTAAAGAACATCATGGAGAAGTTGAAGACTGCATTATA